TCTTTTGATGGTCAGATGGTCGATCTGGCTGTCGTCTTCCCAGGCTCCGCCGTGGGTGAGTGCGTCCAAAAGCCCCTTGAGCATGTTGTCGAGGTCACGACGGCGGCGGTCTGGCGGGCACGCGTTGATCACCACCGCCAAACGCCCGCCATGCCTGCTTATGCGCGCTTCGGCGCATGCTTTGATCACCGCGGCGCAGTAGTCGCGGCCCTTTGCGCTGATCAGCGTCTTGGCGCCAACACGGCGGTAATAGGTGTTATTCGAAGGAGGAAAAGGGAGAAGGATCATCATGCCGCTTCCACCTGCTCAACAAATCCAGGCGCGAACCGGAGCCGTAGCGCATTGGCCACGCGCGGATCTTTTTCCATGTCAGCGAATCTGCAAGCGTGTTCATGCTTTCTTGATCGCCAAGCTTCGTGTGCGCTCTCTGCCGAAGCGAATCGGCCGAGATGCTCCCGCTTACCAGTAAACGGGTTGTGGCACTGAGACTCGAACCCGCCCTTCGCTTTGTTTAAGAAGACGCCAACAGGGAACTGTCCGCGCTGCGATTGCTTTAGGCTTAGAAAAAGGTTCAACTTTCGAGTAATAAAAGCGCAGGTCTCGCTGCTGTAAACCTTATTGCCCGGGCATAGGACGTCCTTATCTAGGTCCATTCCTTGCCATTCCTGAGCCAGCATCCATTCGCGAAACACGCTAAATCGATGCCACTCTGGAGCAACCATGCAACCAATGTAGGTGGGTCGCTTCTCATGCAGTTTTTGCGAATAGCAGCGCGCCAACATGTGAGTCCAGGCCTCATAAAAACCGCAACGCCAAACGCGCCTGCGACAACCATTTACTATCCCTTCAGCGGAAACGGGGTGGGGATGGTCATTGACACCAACTCCAAAGATCAGCCGACCAGGCTTGCTCATTTACTTCCCCTCCTCACTAGGGCGTTCCGAACGGCATCCCGCGCACTCTCCGGAACAGCTGCCAGCAGAACGTTGCCCTGCCTCTGCTTCTCCGGCCCCTTGAGGTCGCGCACCTTCCACCGGATCAGGCAGGCTTGCTTTTCCGCTTCGATCAGCGCCCGAGCATCGGCAGTCAATTCCGCCAAGTTCAATCCAGCATTCGCCGCAGAGGTGCTCATTCATCTTCGGCCTCGACTTGCTCAGCACCACACTTGCCGCAGTTCAGGATGGTCAGCTGCTGGCCACGTGAACCGAACCGATAGGAGCCGTGGTCCTCGAAGTTGTGCTCGCACTCCGGCGCGAAGCTCATGTGCTTCTCGGTCGGGAACGACACGTCTACGCCGGCAACGGTGCGCGGGTCGTTGAAGCCCTTCTGCTCATCCGTGCGGCAGTCGATGGTATTGATCTGGCCGAAGGTCGCTTCGTCCTCGCTGATCATCTGCAGCCGGCGTGCGGCGCTGTCGGCAATGTCCTGCCAGTCGTGCCGGGTGTCCTTGTGCCCTCGCTGGCCGGCCGCCAATGCCTTCTTGACGATGTGCTGAGCGACCGGGCAGGTGACCTTGAACAGATCAAGCAGGCGGTACACGTCGAGCCGGTCGATGTGCGTTACGTCGATGAAGTAGTGTTCGTGGCTCATGCAGCCTGCTCCAGTCCGATCAATTCCATGACCCGCGCCGGCAGCGTCAGGCCCATATCAAGCAACTGCAGGGCGCAGTCGCGGATTAGTGTTTCCTGCTTCCCATAGGCCAGCTCGAAGCGGGCCTTGTAGGGATGAACGGCAACGAGGCCTGGGGCGCCGTAGCCATCTTGGTGATGGCCCGCGCAAAGACTCAGCACCATCCAATGCGCATCAGGCTTGGTGCGGCCGTCGACGTGGTGGATGCTCACGGATGGGTTGAATCGCCCGTCTTTCTGGCAGGCGATACAGCCGATGCGCTGGGCCAGCAGGTCGTGGTAGCGCTTCTGCTCGGCTGATGTACTACGACCCTTCATGCCACCTCCCCGAACATATCCAGCTGCTCCTCACGAACAGGCCGCTCGATATCGCCATTGACCCAGGAGTCCCAGGTCTTGCGGTCGAATAGCTGGCCTTCGTAGTCGTGACCGCCGCAGGTGTTGCAGTAGGAGTGCGGAGTGCGCATACCTAGCGAAGTCGTGTTGGCTGAGTTGCAGATGCGGCAGGTCATGCGGCAATCCCCCAGTGATCCGCCGTCGTGAATTTCACGCCATGCTCAGCCGCGAAGGCTTCCATCACCTCGAACAGGTCCGAAAACCACTTCTTGCTCTGCTTGCGGGTGGAGATACCCAGGACGACGAAGCCGCCGTTGATTCCTGGCACCGCGTCCTGCTGCTGTACGGCTGCGGAAAAAACATGCTTCCAGCTCTCCTCATCCAGCTTGCGCCCGTACCACTCAACCTGCCGGCTTATGTCGCGCAGCATTGCCCACATCCTGCGATTGGCAGCATCGCTGCGGGCCTCCTCGCGCATGGTCCACGTCCAGCCGGCGTCGAGGTCGATCTTCTGCAGGCAGGCAATGGCGCGCTGACGGTCCATCTCGTTGCGCAGGGGGAAGGTTGGATTAGCCATGGCGGCGCGCCTCACTATCAGCGTCGCTAGAGAGCCACCCAAGCAGCCCGGAAAGCGGAAGCGCGAACAGGCTAATCAGGGCCAGGCTGCCTGTCGCCATACCAACCGCGACGACTGAGACAGAGCCTGCAACTAGCGCAAGCAAAAGGTATCGACCTGGCAGCAAGTTACGCATGGCGGCGACCCTCGCGCAGCCCCTGGCACTCAACGCAGCACACCGCAGACGGATAGGCCTTGCGGCGAGCGGCAGGAATCTCCTCGTCACAGTCGGCACAGAACTCAGCGCCCTGCCCCTGCAGCCGCTCCCGCACAACAGCAACGCCGTGCATCTCGCTAAGCATCTGCTGAGCGCTGGCCTTGTCGGCTGGATCGGGGGCTGTGCGGGCCTGCTCGAAGGCGGCGGCCATCTCTGCAAAATCACTCATCGCTTCGCCCCATAGGCCCGCTTTTGCGAGCCATCCATCTGCACAAGTCGGTAGTCGTTGCCGCGCTTCATGCGCACGACGGTGTTTTCTTCCTGATCCACGGCGAAGCCATCGGCCTTGAGCTGGTCGACGATTACTCGCTGGGGAAGGGTCATTGAGCGGGAGCGGTTCATGCCTGCTCACCCCGCACAGCCTTACGCAGGCTTTCCAGTGCCGAACGGGCTACCTCTGGCGTGCGGACAGATACCGTCTCCGGCAGGGCCAACGGGATTTCACGAAGCGGCTGGCCGGTCATAACCATGCGGACGGTGATCGCATAGTTACGGTCGAACAGCTTGCGGCTGCGCTCCTCCGGCATGTTGGCCAGCTCGTAGAAGCCGGTTTCGCAAGCGGCGTGATGGACTGCAGGGTGCGACCAGTTACGCTCAGCGGCCGGGTGGGCATTGGCGCAGGCCTCGCGGTATGCCTTGGCGGCGTCCGGCAGGCCCATCATTTCCGGGGTCGGCTCACACCAGCGGATGAAGCGGCCAACGCTTGGGGCGAAGTCGCCACCGGACTTGCGGCACTGCTCGATACCGAAGCGGATCTGCTCGATGGTGTTGATGCCAGCGGCCATGAAGCCCTTGATCCAAGACTTCTTCGCAGCGGTCAGCGCCTCGTCGTTCGGCCAAGCCTGCTTCCATGCCGGGAAGATGGATTGCAGCTCCACGAAGAGCTTGTTGACGACACTGGCCGTGCCTTGGTCGATAGCGCGGGGCGCAGTGACTGGCTCAGCAAGGGCGACGTGGTTTCCGCTGGTAGCGGACGGGATCAGATCCTTGACGTTACGCATCACAGGTCACCCAGGTCGTTCGCCCAGCTGGTGTCGCCGGAGTGGAAGTCAGGGGCGGTCGTGTTGCGCGCCGGCATGCGGCCTTCAGTGGTCAAGCGGTTAACAACCCAATCGACCTTGAAGCCCTGCCAGCCGGCTACCAGCGCCTCAGTCATTGCGGTATCAGCGGAGATGCCAGCAGCTACGCACTTGTCCAGCTCAGCGTTCAGGGCGGTCCAGACGGTTGCGCTTAGCGCGGCGCGCTTCTTGTTGCGCAGGGCAATCCAGTCTTCAAGCAGTTGATCAGGGAGGGCGTGGGGGTTGTCAGCCAGCATGTGAGTCAGGCCGAACCCTGCCGAGGATGGCTTGCGGCTCTTCGCCTGGGCTGCAGGCTTGGCCTTCACGGGTGGCGTTACAATCTCTTCCGAAGGAAGAGTTGTTTTCTTTGTATAAAGGAAGCAAGTTGCCGTTTTGGTCTCACTCGCGTCATGTCTCAGTGAGACGATTTGGGCTGAGTGAGACGTTTTGGTCTCACTGAGAATTTCATTCTTTTCGTCGTAGAAGGCCCATTCGGAGACAGGCGAAACGCCAAGATCACCGCGGCTACCACCGACACGGAAGATGACGCGACGCTCAAGCAAATGACTGATCGCCTTCGATACGACATCGCGGCGCATGTTGGTCAGCTTGCCGATCTCGTCAGCAGAGAGACGCTTGCTCTCGACGTTGTAGCCGATGGTCTGGCGGGCGATAGCCATCACGACGCGGAACTCACGAGCTGGCAGATCAACTGCAGCCAGAGCCTCCATGATGCTGTTGTCCATCCGGGTAAACCCCCGTTGGGTGTTGCTTATGTGAATCACGTTGTCCATAATCTCTCTCGCAAGTAGTACTGCTGTTGAAGAAGCCACCCTCGTCCGGTGGCTTTTTTATTGGTCCTTTTCAGGCCCCCGCTTCCTTGCCCTGATTAGGGCTAGGTCTGTTACTTCTGCTGCTACCAGTCGGCCTCTTAAGGCCTTCCGGTTCACTGCGATCATCTCCAGGACCTGCCCTGCAGCGTCCTCCACCGACTGCCCTAGGCCGTTGGCCATCTCAAGCAGGAACCTCCGTTCCTCGTCGTCAAACTCCCCCAGATCAATAAGCTCACCCACAAACTTCCCCTGCTCAGTGCCTCTAAACGGCGGTACGCTGCTCGGTAGTGGCAGACTGCCCCTTAGCCTCGCGGATGAACTCTTTAATCAGGTGGCGGGCTAACACGGCTGGCTGCATGCGCATCTGGCTGGCCAGCTTCCGGAACTCGCAGTCGTCGTAGTAATCCAGGCGGGCTTTAACGATCTGTTCTTTCTTGTGGCGGGGGTTGTCATACATGGCGAGGAATCTCCTTATCTCTGCTGGGCACGGGTTACGCTGCTTTGCGGGACGCGGAACGAGTGGCTTTCTTATGCAGTCGCTCGATCTCCTTGCCGATCTCGTACCGAACAGACGTACCCTTGAGGGCGCGGTTAATGTTCGGTTGGCTGGTCCCGCTAGCCTCGGCAATTTGCCGCTGTGAGTAGCCCAGACTGGCCAGTTCACAGAGCATCTGTTGGATGGTCATTTGATACGATACCAATCAGGTTATGTATGACCGATGATACGCAAACGCATGACTTAGAGCAATACAATCTCGATATACAAAACCGTATCGGGGATGAGATGAATATTGCCTCGCGTCTTGCAGGCTTGATGAGGGCTAGGGGTTGGTCAGAGGGGGAACTTTGGCGCCAGTCTTCTGTCCCGCAACCAACGATTAACCGTATACTTTCTGGGGAGAGCAAAAGCCCCAGGCGAGACACCGTGTCCAAACTCGCCAGAGCCTTGAAGGTTCCGCCCGAGTGGCTGCTCTTCGGAGGTGGTGCGCTGAGCAACGTCAGCCCCACTTTGCAGCCACATAGGGAAGCGAGGAAGTATCCCTTGATTAGTTGGATAGCAGCGGGACAGTGGGCTGAATCTGCCGATAACTTCATGCCTGGCGATGCCGAGGAATTCATCGAATCGGACGAGAAGGCGGGCGATAGAGGCTATTGGCTAGAGGTTAAGGGCCTTTCTATGGTTTCCCCAGGGGATGGCGCGAGCTTCCCCCCGAAGATGCGCATTCTGGTTCAGCCTGAAGGCTTTGATCTGGTCAGTGGCAAGTTTTACGTAGCCAGGCTGGGCGCAACAGGTGAAACCACATTTAAGCGCTACGTGAGGGATAGTGGTGTCGAGTACCTGGAGCCGCTTAACCCGTCCTTTAAGACAATTGAGGTCACGAGCGATGTCCAAATCATCGGGCGCGTCATCGACGCCAAGCTAGCGAAGTCCGTCTTCTAATATCACCGCGATATCAAAAGCCCGCCTCTGAGCGGGCTTTTTTGTGCCCCAGATTCCCCGCCTGAACCCATCCGACGAATGGCCGCTTCGCTTGTTTCCATGCAAGCGACAGATCACTGACGCCACTACGTATGACCTACCGCATAAATTAATGCGAAAACGTATTGACCGATCCAATACGTTTCCGTATTGTTCACCCCATCGAAGCGAGACACGCTTCAGGGCCTCAAGAGGCCTCGGGTGCTCCCGGAACGCTCTTTACACAACTTGGGAACATCGCGGCGGGGTCTGCTTCGGCATACAGCGCGATCCAACAAATTCCCCGCCCCATGCCAGCTCTGGAACTGGCCGTGGCTCCACATGCAGCCACGCGAAGTTGCGCAACCGCCTCCCTGGAATACGCCAGTAGCTGACCAGGGCCTGAGATGACTCGGCATAGCGCGCAACGGAGAGCGGAACATTCACTTCTGGCCATTCGCAAGAGTGGCCAGCGGGAAGACAACCGGAGAACGGACATGACTGATTTTGGCGTAAGCGAACAAACCGTAAACGAGGCAGCTGAATCGTGTGCCCGCCGCCTAGCCGA